TGGTGATGCAGGTTTTACATGGTCAAAAGCCATTGTAGATAGACTTAAAAAGGAAGATAGTGATAGAATGGCAAGTAAGATGAGCAAAAACGAAGAAAGACACATCCAAAACATAAGAGAGACTGAAGATTCTTACATCATAGAATTTGGCAAAAGTATGCCTGAAGCAGAGGTCGAAGAAAACGGCTACAAAGATGATGAGGAAGAAAGAGCAGCACCAGACGCTTTGAAAGTTGGTGATTTTGTTTCTTGGAACACATCAGGTGGCAGGGCTAGAGGCAAGATTGAGAGAATCGAGAGGGATGGCACAATAAACATACCAGATAGCGATTTTACAGTGACAGGCACAGAAGATGATCCTGCTGCCCTGATACAAGTCTACAGGGGTGGTGAGCCTTCAGATACAAGAGTTGGTCATAAATTCTCAACCTTGACTAAGATTGATCCAATCAGAATGGATGAAGAAGAGATGGTCGAGGAAGAAGTGATGGAAGAAGAAAGAGCCGTTGCAGAAGATGATAATGTAGCTAGATTCTATGAGGATAATAACCTGCAAAGAGCTTTCCAATTCGACAGAAACAAAATAGATGAAGAAAACAGAACTATTATGATTGGTGTTTCTAGTGAAGAACCAGTTGAAAGAAGGTTTGGTATGGAAGTGCTTGGTCATAACGAAGAAGAGATCGATATGGCATTTATGGCACAAGGCAGAAGCCCACTACTCTTAGATCACGATGCTACTAAACAAATCGGTGTGGTCGAGGAGTTTGGCATAGACGCAGAGAACAAAAGAACAGTTGCTAAAGTAAGATTTAGTAAAAACCAACAAGCAGATGATGTTTACAGGGATGTGCTTGATGGTATAAGACAGAACATATCTGTTGGCTACCAAGTCAATAGTATGCAAAAAGAGGAAGAAGAGAAAGATGGTGTTCCCATTTATAGAGTAAATTCTTGGTCGCCTCTGGAAGTAAGTGCTGTATCCATTCCAGCAGATCAAAGCAGGCTAGTCGGTTTTGCTAGATCGAAGGAGAAAAAGGCACAAATTAAGATTAACCCAAATTCTAAACAGGAAAGAAAAATGGAAAATAAAGTCGAAGAGACAAAAACTCCAGAAGTGAACCCTGAAGAAATGAAGAGAGACTTCGCTAAAGAAGCAAAAGCTATTATCGATCTTGGTGTCCAGCACAACAAGAGAGACCTAGCTAATGAAGCTATAGCAAATTGCGCTTCTCTTGCACAATTTAGAGGAACACTTTTAGAGACAATCGCAAACGATAAGCCACTTGATTTACCATCAAATGTGGATATGAACGAAACTGAGCAAAGAGATTACAGCTTACTTAAAGCTGTAGCTGAATCTGCTCAAGGCAAACTATCAGGACTAGAAAAAGAAGTGTCTGATGAAATCGCAGCTAAAACTGGTAAAGCAGCTAGAGGATTTTATATGCCATCAAACATTAGTTTCAGAACCAATCAAACAGTTGGTACTAACAATGTCGGTGGTTTCCTTAAGCCTACAGACCATCTTGGTGATGAGTTTATCGAAGCTCTTAAAGCTAGATTAGTAGTTGGACAAGCAGGCGCTAGAATCCTACAAGGATTAAAAGGCGATGTTGCTATACCGAAAATGTCAGCAGAAACATCTAATGTTTCATTTGTTGCTGAAGATTCTGCACCATCAGAAGGTAACGCAACTTTCGCACAAGTCACAATGTCTCCTAAGACATTGGCAGCACAGCTTGATATTTCAAGAAAGCTAATGATGCAATCTGATCCATCAATAGAAGCTGTATTAAGACAAGACGTTATCAACTCTTTCGCCAGAAAGATTGACGAAGTAGCACTTGAAGGTGGCGGTTCAAACGAACCATCAGGTATCATTGCTTCTTCAACAGGTAATGTTGTTGCTATTGGTACAAATGGTGGTGCTGTGACTTACGCTAAGTGTGTAGACATGGTTGAAGCTGTTGAGGTTGATAATGCAATCCTTAACGATGCTTCTGTAAAGTTTGTTGGTAACCCTAAAGTTACAGCTAACTTGAGAACTATTGGTAAACAAGCATCAGGTGTTGAAGGCAACTTCATTCTTGGTGAGGATAACAGAATCTTAGGTTATGACTATATGTCATCAACATTAGTGCCAAGCGACCTTACAAAAGGTTCAGGCAGCAACCTATCTGCTTTAATCTTTGGTGATTTCTCACAACTAATGCTTGGATTCTATTCAGGTGTAGATGTGATTGTTGATCCATATACAGGTTCAAACGCAGGTACTACAAGATTAGCTTTCTTCCAAGACTTTGACGTAGCTCTTAGACACGATGATAGCTTCTCAGTAATTAAAGATATTGTTACTTAATAATTTTTTTAATTAAGTTAGGGCTACTTCGGTAGCCCTTTTTTTATGTATAATGGAAATATGAGTGATACAAAAATTAAATTCGTTTTCAATGAAACTTACTACTATGGTGGTAAAAGATACGATGCAGGCGATACTATGGACATTGCAAAAAAAGATGTTGCAGAGTGGGAAAACGTCAGCTTCGGTAATATATATAAACCTAAAGGAAAAAAGGATAAAAAATGAAGGCATTAGCAACTAAAACTGTCTACTACAATTCAAACAAATATGAGGCAGGCGATGTGATAGATTGTACTGAAAGAGATTTTGAAAAAATTTTACAACCATTGGGTTGTGAGTTGGAAAGCAAGACAAAGGCTAAAACTAAGAAAGCCGACAGAGCAATCAAAGAAGTTACAGAAAGAGAAGAGTAATAATGCCACTAGAGACAGCACAAGATTTGCTAAATTTCTTTGATACTGATACGCATGGCACATCAGCAAGTGTTACGATAGATAGCACCACCACAAGCATATCTGTCATACTTAACAAAGAATATTTTGCTATCGCAGGCGAATCTGTAGATGTCGATGGCACACAACCAGTCGTGACTTGCAGATCGACTGATGTGACAGGCATTGACACCTCAGACACGATAGTTATTGATGCTGAGACTTATAACATCGTTAATATCCAGCCAGACGGCACAGGTATGACAGTACTAATATTACAGGAACAATAATGTTAAAAAATATACTAAGCACCATAGCACCAGCATTATCTACGGCTCTTGGCTCACCTTTGGGTGGCGCAGCTGTCAGTATGATAGCTGAGAAACTAGGTGTACCCAACAATCAAAAATCTGTAGAAAAAGCTATACAAGCAGCAACACCAGAACAGCTACTTGAACTTAAAAAGGTAGAAAAAGACTTTGAAGTCAAAATGAAAGAACTAGAAGTTGATGTATTTAAGCTTGAAACACAAGACACACAAGATGCCAGAAAGACTTTCGCTAAAGACTGGACTTCCAAATTTATGGGTTTGATCGTCATAGGCGGTTTCATGGGCTACATCTTCTTAGTCACAATACAACCACCAGAACAAAACAGCGAAGCACTAATCAACCTAGTGCTTGGTTATTTAGGGGGTTTGGCTAGTGCAGTCATTTCTTTCTATTTTGGTGCTTCACAATCTAAAGACGACTAATGCCAAAAAAAACCAAAGCACAATTTAGCAAAGGGCATGAGCCAACAGCAGGTGTGAATGGCAAAAAAACCTCACAAGGTCGCAAAAACTTTGGTAGCTCAACCCTCAACAAACATAAGCGTAGGTCTTGGAAGCGATACAAAGGGCAAGGCAAATAGTTTAGAATGTTGTTATGGCACATTTCCGACAACAAATCAGAGAAAGAATTGGTACAACACTTACAAACCTAAATACCACTGGTAGTAATGTTTTCCAGTCACGCATCTATAATATAGAAGAAACCAAACTACCTTGCTTGTGTATCTACACAAGGTCAGAAAGCTCAGAACCACTGACAATGAGTGCGCCACGCAGCATACAAAAAAACCTAGATTTAATTATCGAAGTATATGTCAAAGACAGAAACTACGATTTTGTCCTAGATAAAGTCCTGAAAGAAGTGAAAGAAAAGATGTTTACGGATAGATTAATCAATAATTTAGCCAAAGATAGCTTCTTAACTACGCAAGAAATAACATATAATGGAGAAGGTGATCAGACTATAGGAGTTGGTACACTAACTTATAACGTGGAATACCACCACACTGAAGGAACATTAGGCTAATGGCATTAATCATAGCAGATAGAGTAAAAGAAAGCGCTACAACCACAGGCACAGGTACGTTCACACTCGGTGGTGCAATCACAGGATTTAGAACATTTAATGCAGGTATTGGTACTGGTAACACTACTTATTATTGTATTTTTCTCGATGGTACAAATGAATACGAAGTTGGTTTAGGTACATTCACAGCACCGAATCAATTAGCAAGAGACACAGTACTTACATCATCAAATTCAGGATCGAAGGTAAACTTTTCCGCAGGCATCAAGTCAGTGTTTTGCACACAACCCTCAAGCAAGGCTGCTTTTTTAGATGCTTCAGGCAACCTTTCAATCACAACCAGCAATGTAACAGAAGGCACAAACCTCTATTACACCGATGCACGATTTGATACTAGACTAGCAACAAAAAACACAGCTAACCTTACAGAAGGTACAAACCTGTATTACACAGATGCAAGGGCTAGAGCAGCGATCTCTGTATCTGGTAATGCACTAGCATACAATTCTTCTACAGGTGTTATCACATCTAGCTTCGAGGAATCACCAACCTTTACAGGTAATGTCGTTGTCTCAGGCAACTTAACAGTCACAGGTACAACTACATGGTTAGATAGCACTAACACACAGATCAGCGACAAAAACATTGTCTTAAACTATGCCAGCAGTGACAGTTCAGCTAATGCCGATGGTGCAGGTCTTACTATTCAAGATGCTGTCGATGCTTCTAATGATGCTTCATTAACTTGGAACGCTACCAATGATGTATTTGAATTTTCACATGGTCTCGACTTTGGCGACAACGAAAAAATTAGATTAGGGGCTAGTCAAGATTTAGAGATTTATCACGATGGTGGTAATAGTTTTATTCGTGAAACAGGAACAGGTAATTTTTATATTGAAGGTGCAGGTGCTATTAGATTAAGAGGTGCAACTACACAAGAAAATATGATTGAGGCTTCTGAAAACGGAGCAGTCAAACTCTATTACGACAACTCACTTAAACTAGCCACAACCTCAACAGGGATAGATGTTACAGGTACAGCAGTTGCAGATGGTTTAAACCTAGGCACTACTGGTGTTGCAACTTTAGCTAACATTATTTCTGCTGATAATACTTCTAACACATTAATTAGTGGTGGTAACGCAACCAACGCAGGTGCTAACTATGCTTTATTTGGTGGCAGTCATGCTTCACTTG